TGCTTCTCAAACATTTTGGAGGAAACTGGCGGTAACCAGCCGGAACTAGTAGCGACTAAACAGCATTTACCCAGGCTTGAAACGGTTGGCTTGAATCAGCACAGTTTTGGGGAGGGGATTTCTGAGTGGGCTTCTAGCCATATGGGCATTGAACTTATGACTTGGCAAAAGCATTGTTTGAACGGCCAACTGTCCCATGATGGTTTAGGCAATCTGCAATTTCGTGAAGCCGTTGTGTCGACAGCCCGACAGCAAGGTAAGTCTGTAGCGCTTCAGGCTTTAATTGGTTGGTGGCTTACTGAAATGGCAACTATTCGAGGCAAACCTCAGGCGGTGCTTTCGGTTGCTAACAAACTTGACAGGGCCGAAGCAATCTTTGGGTTTATTGCCCCAATACTTGTTGACAAATTTGGGGGAAAAGCCGCTAACGCTTTAGGGCGTAAGTCCGTAAAAATGCCTGATGGTTCTACTTGGGAAGTTAGGGCGGCCACGCCAAACCTGCACGGTGGTAGTTATGACTTAATTGTCATAGATGAATTGTGGAATATTTCAGCGGCCGTAGTTGACGAAGCATTACGGCCTAGCCAAATTGCCAGGGCCAACCCTTTGTTGTCTATGTGGTCAACGGCAGGCGATGAGTCAAGCGCCTGTTTCATAGCCTTTAGGGAACAGGCCATAAGCGAAATAGACAAAGGCGAGACAAGCAACCTATATTTTGCCGAATACAGCATGAAGCCAGGTAGTGACCCCCGACTAGAAACAAATTGGATTCAAGCCAACCCAGCCATGGGCCAAACCGTGACAGTCGAGGCGCTAAGAGCCGTATCTAAAAAAGACAGTTTTTTAAGAGCACACTTAAACATGTGGGTTTCGGCCCGTGGTGCCTGGCTTCAACCAGGCGTTTGGGATAAACAAAAGACCGATACAGCAATGCCGATTGGTGGCGTGTTGGCTGTTGATACCGACTTAACAGACGGGCGTTATGTGGGCGTCAGGTCATCGGTGCATGAATCCAAAGCCCATGTTTGTGTCGAATTCATGGTGGACACCGAAGATTTAATGTGGCAAGAAATAGAACGGGTTATGGCCGATACTTCGGTCAGGCTGGTTATTACGCCAGCGCTTCATTTACATTTACCGCCAAATTTGGAACGAAGGACATCGGTCATTGGTTACGGGGAACTTCTAAAGTATTCGGGCCTTATTCAAAAAATGATTGTTGAAGGCAAAGTTAGGCACCGTGGTGAACTGTCTTTGGCTGAACATGTCAACCGTGCTGTGCTAACTAAAACTGGCGGTGGTGTCGTTTTGAGTTCCCAAAAATCGCCTGGCCCGATTGAACTGTGCCGGTGCATGGTTTGGGCTATCGCTGAATCGTCACGGCCCAAAGTTGTAGGTAAACCCATGTTTGCCGTATCTACGACACCATGACTTCAGGTAACGCTAATCTTTCACTAGTCCCTGTCCTGCGTCGGGCAGGGCAGGGACACCCCCAAAAGGAAAACCGACATGGGAATTTTTAGTAGTAACAAAGTGAATAAAGCGGCTATTAGTCCCCAGCCGAAAATTGAAGCCGCCGCTGTAGGTGGCGCCTATTACAGTTCCCAAGTTGCAGGCCCAAACCTGATTGGTGACTGGTGGTCATACCAGGCGGGACTATTGCGAAACCGTGCTATGTCTGTGGCCGCCATTAGTCGAAGCCGTGACCTTATGGCTTCAGTTCTTGCCAGCATGAAACTAGAAATGCACAGCGAAAGATGGAACGAAACCGAAGGCGAAATGGAAAAAGTACCGTTGGCGCCCCGTTCCTGGCTTCGACAACTAGACCCCGAAATGCCTAATAGTTTTTCGTTCCCTTGGGTATTTGATGACCTTTTCTTTTTCGGAAGGTGCTTTCTTTTTATTACTTCTAGAACCAAAGACGGTTACATGGCCAGCGCCACCCGCTTACCCCAGGGGTCTATTACTACGCCTGACCAAAACGGGCCTGTGTGGTTTGGTAAATCAAAAGAAATCTATTTCAACGGTGGCGCCATTGACCCCAAAGATGTAGTACAGATTTACAGCCCAACCCAGGGCATGATTTTTATGAGTGAACAAACGATAGCAACGGCAATTAAATTAGAAGATGCCCGCTATCGAAACGCAAGTAGCGCCATACCGGCAGGCGTACTTAAACAAACTGGCGGGGAACCGTTAAGCGCTTTAGAACTAGCCGCATTGGCTGAAGCGTTTAACCAGGCAAGAGCAACAAACCAAACAGCCGCTTTAAACGAATACTTGTCGTACACAGAAACTTCAGCAACGCCTGACAAAATGCTTTTGATTGACGCCGCCGAATATCAAAGTAAGCAAATCGCTAACTTGTGCAATATTCCCCCGTATCTATTGGGTATTTCAACAGGTAGTTACGCCTACACAAATAGCGAAGGCGCCAAGTCTGACCTTTGGACTTTCGGCCTGTCAATGTACGCCCAGGCAATTACTGACGCCTTGTCTCAACAGTTGCCCCGTGGAACATATGTATGTTGGGACACCGACGACTACTTAATGACCGAAGAAAAAGATATGGGATATATGCAAACCCCTGAAATGCCCGAAACACCACCACAAGAAAACACACAGGAAGAACTAGCCCAATGATTACTTTTAACGCCAATACTTTCGCTGTCGAAGCCGCTGGCCCTGACGGATTACCCCGCCGTACAATTACTGGCGTAGCCGTTCAATACAACACTTTTGCAACCGTAAGCGATGGGACTACCGTTTCGTTTGCACCAGGTTCACTACCAGTAGACGGGCGCCAGCCCCGTGTTTTCATGTACCACGACAGCACTATGCCGGTGGGCCTCGTAACTGAACGGGTCGACACAGGTTCTGAAATGCTTATCGCAATGAAAATTAGCGCCACCAATTTAGGAAACGAAGCCCTGGTGTTAGCCGCCGACAATGTTATGGAACTTTCAGTAGGTGTTAACCCGACAGAATTTTCGTATGACGAAGAAGGAAATATGGTTATTGAAGCCGCCGAATGGACAGAGATTTCGCTAGTCCCCACGGCCGCTTTCAAAGGTAGTACCATAAGCCAAGTAGCGGCCTCAGAACCCGAAGCCGTAGAACCAGTAACGGAGAAAATCGCAATGGAAACCCCCGAAGTTATCGAAGAAGTAACTATCCCAACGGCGCCGATTTTTGCAACAGCGAAGCGTGAACCCCGTTTGCCAAACGCTTTTGAATTCATGGCCGCTATCCACAAGGGTGGAATTGAAGCCGCTAACGCCAACAAAGTTTGGGAAGATTACCGCCAGTACCACAAGTCGCCGATTGAAGCGGCCGCTGGCGATGTCGTAACTTCGAATGTGGCCGGTGTGGTTCCCTTGCCGTTGCTTGGGCCTGTGTTTGCGGATATTAACTACATTGCTCCCCTGTTGACAGCCGTCGGGACAAGGGCAATGCCTGGTGGCGGTACTGGTTCAACCTTTATTCGCCCAACATGGACAACCCACCCAACCGTTGCAGAACAGGCCGCCCAACTTGACGCCGTGTCAGCAACCACCAGCGTTATCGCCGCCAACACCGTAACCAAGAAAACTTTTGCCGGTGCCACCACCTTGTCATACCAAACGGTTGACTTTACAGACCCCGCCGCAATGGCCGTAATTATGCAGGACTTGGCAGGCCAGTATTTGTTGGCTATCGACAACTTCGCTTGTGACAACCTTGTGGCCGCCGCTTCTTCAGATGGTGTTTGGAACTTGACCCCCGAAGATTTAATCAAGTCGATTTATGACTGTGCCGTAACTTCAGCGGCCGCTACCAACTTCTTGCCAACACATATTGCTGTTGACCCAGCAACTTGGGGCTTGATTGGTCAACTAGTTGACGACAACAAGCGCCCAATTTTCCCCGCTATCGGCGCCCCTGGCCTTGTCGGTCAGAACACCCTTGGCGCTGGTTCTGCTGTTTCATACTCAGGTATGAACCCGTTGGGCTTGAACATCATCGTTGACCGCAATTTCGCCGCTAAGACCATGGTCATTTTTAACGCTAACGCTTACGAAATTTACCGTGCTGACCGTGGCCTGCTGTCGGTTGAGAACCCCAGCACCGTTTCTCGTACCATGTCAATGTTTGGTTACGCCGCTACTTTTGCCGCTAACTCAAGCATGATTCGCAAAATCACCCAGGCTTAGTCGAAAGGCGGTTAGCCGCCAATGGCTGTATACCAGGTAATTTTTCACCAGCGTTTAGACAACTACGCTGTTGTACAAACGCTTACAGAACCTGAATTGGACTTGGGTCTACCGTTTACGCTGGCAGGCTTAGGCCACGGTTTAAACGGTACACACAATGTTTACGCCTTACCCGAATACTTATTCACAGGTGTAACAAGTAGTGGCGATTTAACATTCGACTACAACTACCCAATAGAAAACCAAGTTCTTTTCTATGATGAAGGCGACGATTTAAACCGAAGCGCCGCAATCCCTGAAGGCACCCTGACCTACACCGAAACATGTACCTGGATTACAGGTACACAGATTGGCACCTGGCTAGGTATTGCATTAGCAGGCGTAGACGAAACGGCTTTTCTAACTCAATGTGCCAACAGCGCTAACAACTTTATATTTCGCCGTAGACAAGAGTCAGGGTATACCGACAGCCTTACTACTGTCCCAAGCGCTGATGTTCAATTAGCCACCATCATGATGGGCGGTTCAATTTATAGACAGCGAGGCGCCATAGACCAATTCGCAAGTTTTAGCGACATGGGCGTAGCCACAGTTTCGGGCCTGTCACCGTTAATCAAACAGTTAGCCGGTATCCCAAGGCCAGCGGTTGCCTAATGACTGTTTACACCGACCTGTTTAATGAGGCCATAGATGACCTAGCGGCAACCTTGGCAACCATTACAGGGCTACGGGTTGTCTTTGACCCTGAGAAAATTAACCCACCCTGTGTTTTTATCGACGCCCCAAGTTTTGACTGTTTCAACTACAACATTGTCACCATGAATTTTTCGGTAAAAGTAGTGACACTAGGGCCAGGCAATCTTGACGGCTTACGGAATGTTTTAAGTATGTCTGCTGGCATATTGGCAAAGAATGTCGCCGTAAAATCGGGGCGCCCTGGCTATATCCCAATAGGCGGCCAAACCTTTGCCGCTTATGACCTATCCATCGACATGCAAGCCCAAGCAAACTAAGGAAACCAAACTATGAAATACACAATTGTTAGCGACAAAATCGGAACACCAGGAACAGAATTTGTACCTGGTGCCGGTACAAACATTGAAGCATTGTTAGCCCACGGTTTCATTGAATCCGACGAAATCGTTAGCGACAGCACAGCCCCAAAATCTGCTAAAACTAAAGCACCACAAAAGAAGGATTAATTAAAATGTCGACGAGCACTTATCTCAGCAATCCTGGCGTAATGATTAACTCGGTCAACTTGACCAACCAATGCACCAGCGCCACCGTTACCAATCGTGTTAACGCTTTGGAATCAACAGCCTTTGGTGGAACTTCCCGTGTCTATGTCGCTGGTCTTTATGACCAAGAAATCACGCTGGAACTTTATATGTCTTATGCGGCCACGGAGACTTACGCTACTTTGGCGGCGCTTGTCGGTACGACCACTACGGTTAAGGTTGCTACTACCGACGCCGCTTTGACAACAGCCAGCGCTACTAGCCCTCGATTTGAATTAGTCGGTGCTTTCTTGGCTGAATTGCCAGTCATTGACGCCACCATGGGCGAATTAAGCACCATTTCAATTACTTTTCAGGGTGGCGTTCTTTCCACCGTTGTTTCCTGACATAACCACAACAGCAAAGGCCCGACATGCAACTAACACTTCGAGTAGACCAAGGCGATGGCCCTGTAGAAGTAAGTACAAACCTTTTCACTATCGTTTCGTGGGAACGAAAGTTCAAGCGTAAAGCCAGCGACATGGCCAACGGTATCGGTATTGAAGATTTGGCATACCTAGCCCACCAGGCATGCCAACAACACAATGTTGTTGTGCCAGTGGTTCTAGATGACTTCATCAAAAAATTAGTGGTGCTTGAAGTAGTTAGTAATGAACCTGACCGCCCTACTTTGCCAGTACCTACCGACACGCTTTAGCACAAGTTCTAGTAGCGACAGGGTACTGGCCACAGCAAGTAGACTTTGACAATAACGACTTAGCAACAGTTATAAAGGTCATCAACGAAAGCAGAAAATAGCCATGGCAACCGATTTGACTATCCAAGTTACTGGGGTCAAAGAGGCTGTTAAATATTTGAACCAAGTAGAGCCTGGTTATCGAAAAGCGTACATAGCGAATATGAAAGAAATCGCTAGACCGATGACCGACGCCATGAAATCTAATTACGACGATATGAGATTCCCTAGTGGTACACGCCGTAATTGGTCACCAGGTGGGCGTCAAGTTTTTCCGTTGTCTGCTTCAAAGGCTATTAAGGGTGTTGGTGTCCGTGTCAACAATAAGAAAAAAGGCGCCGCTTTTTCGGTCATGCAAAAGAACCCAGCCGCCGCAATCTTTGACATTGCTGGCCGTGCCAATGTCAACCCTTTAGGTACAGCGTTTAGTACAAAATTTGGTCGTTCTGCAAGCCGTGTTATCTGGCCAGTATTCGAAGCAAAAATTGCCGACCTGACAACCGAAGTTCAAAAGGTAGTTGAAGGCGTCATGGCTGAAGCAAACAAGAATTTTAAGGTGTTCTAATGGCTATTTCAATTCCCGTAATTTCAGACTTCAACAGTAAGGGCATTGACAGCGCCATTAGAGAATTTAAGAAGTTAGAGACAGCAGGCGAAAAAGCCCAGTTTGCTATTAAGAAAGCGGCCGTACCTGCCGCCGCCGCCCTGGCTGGTTTAGGCATTGTTGCTGTTGACGCCGTTAAAGCGTTTATGGAAGATGACAAGGCCGCCCAATTACTTGCAACCAGCCTACGAAACACCACAGGCGCCACCGATTCACAAATTGCTAGTGTTGAAAAGTTCATTACACAAACTTCAATAGCCGCCGCTGTTGCTGATGATGAACTACGGCCAGCCTTTGACAAACTAGTCAGAGGTACTGGTGATGTAACCAAAGCCCAAGACTTAATGAACCTGGCGCTAGACATTTCAGCCGGTACAGGCAAAGACCTAGGCGCTGTATCTGACGCCCTGTCAAAGGCTTTTAACGGGCAACTGGGGCCACTGAAGAAGTTAGACCCAGCCCTGGCAAGCCTGATTGAAAATGGCGCTACAACCGATGAAGTTTTCGCCGCATTGGGCGACACATTCAAGGGTGCCGCCTCGACTTCAGCCAACACCGCTTCGGGCAAAATGAAATCGTTCACCATTCAAATGGGCGAATTTAAAGAGTCAATTGGCGCCGCCGTGTTTCCGATAGTTGACAAACTGTTACCAGCGTTCAAATCTGTTGCCGATTTCGTAACTAATAACACCACCCTGGTGGTCACTTTGGGCGCTGTCATTGGCGGTTTGGCTGTTGCCATTATTGCTGTCAATGCCGCAACCACAGCATGGGCCGCAACAACAAAAGCCGCCGCCGCAATCCAAGCCGCCTTTAATGCAATCATGGCGGCCAACCCAATCTTTTTGATTGGTGCCGCCATCGTTGCTGTTATTGCAATTCTTGTTTTATTGCAAAAAGAATTCGGAATCTTTGACGGTGTTATCAGAGTTGTTGGCGCCGCTTTTGGTGCTGTGTGGGGCGCTATCAAAAGCGTGTTTGATTGGGTCAAGAATAACTGGCCTCTAATTCTCGCTGTCATTACTGGCCCGTTTGGTTTGGCTATAGCGTTTGTGGTCAAGTTTAAAGATGACATTATGGGCGTATTTAGCCTGATTTATAACGGAATTAAAGCAACTATGGGGTTTGTTGCCGATGTCATTTCAGCACCGTTTAAAGCGGCGTTTAGGGCTGTGGCAAGTCTGTGGAATAACACCATTGGCAAACTGTCTTTTAAAGTTCCTAGTTGGGTGCCTGGCATTGGCGGTAGTGGATTCGATGTACCAGACATTCCTATGCTTGCCGAAGGTGGCATAGTCACAGGCCCAACCTTGGCAATGATTGGTGAAGCAGGCCCCGAAGCCGTTATCCCATTATCAAAAATGGGCGGTATGGGTGGCAATATAACTGTCAATGTCAACGGCGGCATATCGACATCACAAGAAATAAGCCAGGCCATTGTTAAAGCACTACAAAATTATGTGTACCAGTCAGGCCCCGTACCAATTAACACCAGGTCAATGTAATGCCTACAACGCCCTGGGTATTTCTTTTAAACGGTGTTACTGACATTACTAGCAATATTCTTTCGGCTTCTATTACGCAAGGCAGAGAAAAGTACCTAGACAACTACGGCGGCGGTTCCCTGTCAATAACAATTAACAACAACAGTAATTTGGCTAACAGTTTCAATTTCAACGACACAATTTTCGTTTATAACTCAAGTACTACGGCAGGATTTAGAGACACTTTCGCTGTACAACAAATAACATTTAATGACCACCCAGGAAACACAGGACTAAGCACAGCCACCATTTTTTGTGTAGACCCGTTAAGTCGAATGGGCAGATATCAGGCAACGGCACAAGTGTTAAACCAGTTGATAACAACGCTTCAAATGGAAGCGTTTAATAGTGACCCATTGCCCCCTGATGTTTTGTATGTTTACAGCGGTTTTTATGGTCTTGGTTCTTCGGTTGCCTCAGCCCAAACATACACCGGCACAGTCTTAAACCAACTAAACCTTTTGCAGGCAACCGAAAGAGGATTGCTAAGAACAGGTAAAGCCTTTACAAGTTTGACCGCCCAAACCGTGCAACCTGTTAGTAGAGGTTCAATATATAACCAACTAACTACAGCGTTTAGTTTCGGTCGCAATACTTCTTCAACAGTTATTGCCTACAAAACTTTTGAACGAATTCAAAACGGCGTCACTTTTATTAACACGGCCACCATTTCGCCTTTGGGTTTGTCTAGCGAAACCAGGACTAACACGGCTTCAGTAACCGCTTATGGTGAAGCCTTTTACAACTCTTCTACAGTCGACTACAACGCAACCCAGGCACAAGGCAACGGCGATTGGATTGTCAACACCTTTTCAAATACCACAGATTTACGCTTCAAAATAGGGTTTACCGACCGTATGCAAAACTCATCGGCGTACACCACATTTCTAGCAAACTTCCCTGGTATCGCTTTTAGTCTTGCTTACCGTGTACCGGCCGCTGGTTCCGATACAACAGTCAATGTTGTTTTAGAAGGTTGGACTATCAACATTACGCCTGAACAAACCAGTTATGAACTATCTTTTAGTCCGTTGAGTTACTACCAATTTTTTACGCTTAATTCGTCAGTTTTAGGTATTTTGGACACCAGTCGACTCGGCTGGTAAAGGAGAAACATTATGGCTACACCACCAGATTTCAGTTCGGGCGCAGTCCTGACAGCGGCACAGATGAACGCTGTCGGTTTGTGGCTCGTCAAGACTCAGACGATCGGTACGGCCGTTTCTAGCGTGACCGTGACAGGCGCTTTTTCAACTGACT